AAACTTTTTTGATTTAGGATCAAAGTATCTATCTTCTTTAAAAGAAACTACTTTACCAACAGCGGTTTCTTCTGTCATAGGATTTTCCTCCTTTGTAATCTTAATTGTCCTAATGCCTTTTGCACTATCAACTAAGAACTTAACTGTTTCAACATCATTAATATCTTCTATAAAGCCAATATTCTTCATAGAAGTATTGCATGATGGACAACTTTCATCAGCATCTTTTGAAAGTCTTACAATATCATCTGAATTACACCAATAAACATTATCAACCACTGCCTTTGCTAAAAACCCGCTTAGTTCTCCCTTTTGAATAGAGATAACATTTGCAAATTGATTTGCTGGATTGTCTACTAATGATAATTCATGTAATTCATATTCTTTAATAATACGAACTGTTTTTTCCATACTATCATCAAATTCATCATCAAACTTCTTAATATTCCCACCAATTGAAAAACCAGTTAGCGTACCATCAAGAACTTTTTCCCATGTATCTTGTGCACCCTTTGATACGTATGCTGATACATATACCCCGCTATAAAATTTCTTTGTATTTGGATCAAAATATCTATCTTCTTTAAAAGATACTACCTTACCAACAGCAGTTGGCTGATGCATCTCACGCAGATTTCCACGAAACTTCTTAAATGCTGCTAAACTTGCTTCAGTAGTTACAATGTCGTTCTGCTTATCAATATTATCAAGAGTTGCAAAACCAGAAACAATTCTACGCTCTTGGTCAACTTTACCAATAGGCATAGAGAAGCGAACATTGTCGCCATCAGTAATCCAGTGTGCTTTATTTATATTCATGGCAGATTAATTATATCATTCCTTTATAATAGTTTCTCAACTATTGAGACGAACGACCTTCTCCTTGTGGATTTCTTCCAGATATGGTAGATGGGGAATCTGAGTTATTATTTTGACGTTCTGCATCTCTTCCCCTATTACCAGCCAAGTTTGCCCTAGCATCAGTTGCCTGTCTTGGAGACATGACAAATGGAGTACTTCCATCGCCATCTGGTCTAGGAGGAAGATCTATCATTTCACGAGCCTCATCTGGAGTAATAACCTGAGTCTTAACATATCTTTCAATAATCTGAGATTGAGCTATTTCATCTGTCAAAGTTAACTCATTAAACTTTAACTCCAAAATATCAGTTTTTTCTTTAATAATCTTATTAATAATTTTTTCTAAATGACCTTGTGCTGGTCGTGCTACTTGCTCTTTAAAGGTACGATCCTGTGCTAAAGCAGCAGCAATAGCACTAGAATCTGATCCACCCAATTTTGATATAGGTACTTGATGAGCTACTAAAATATCATCACGATTTTGCTTACGATACTTTTCAAATGAAGCTTCTTGAACACCATTCTCAATTGGCTCCATATTAAATTCAACTTTATTTTGATCTGTATCTCCAGGAAGTGGGATATATAGAGTTCTATGTGATTGAGACTTTAACCCTGTCTGTAAGAATCTAAACATTTTATCTTCAGCATCTGCAGATAGTTTTGCACCCTTTAGGGTAATAATATATCTTGGTACCGCCTTATTTTGGAAGTAATCAATATTATATTGAGCAGCAAGAGAGTCTCCAATTAAAGATGGAATAGCAGCAATAATATCTGGAATTCCATAGTATGTGTTTAATGGAGAATATTCCTTAATATGAATAATTTCATTTGGTCTTGCATCATCTGTAACTGGATTAGGATTTTTTGCACCAAAATTACGGAAATAAACTACTTTACGACCAATTACCTGAACAAAACCATCACGTAATCTTCTAATACGAATTGTGGTAGCAGGAATATGGCCTACATAGCCAATATCACCATTAACAGTTCTACCAACTTCTATATATGCATTTCCAGTAGCTTGTAGATCTGTATAAACCTTTTCCATTGTCTTCTGAAAACTATCTTCATCATTTAAATTTTCAAGCCAGTCACGTAATTCTAATTTCATTCTTTCAATACGATTACGTGCTCTATCAACTGCTGCTGAATCTTCATTATTTTCAAATCTTAAAAGAGTTCTATCTGTAATATCAAAACGATATCCAAGACCAACAACATTCTCAACCTTTGCATCAATGGCAGCATGATTTGCAAAAGATGTATCATAATAACTTGCTAACTCATAAAGATTATATGGTGGTGTAATTGCATCAAAAATTCCATAGCCATTATGATATACAGTTCCAGGATTAATTTGTTTTGATTCTGCATCTGTACCTGATGGAATTGCATTTGCACTATTTAGATATGCAGTATCATCTTGAGAAGCTGAATATACCTTAGATATATTACGTACTGTTCTACGTTTAAAGTTATTGCTAAGTCCATTTAAACTTTTTAAATCATCCCATGATTTATTAAATGGATCTTGTTCTTTAAATAAGTTTCTTTCTTCTGGTTGTGTATTCAGACTTGCCTGAATATATTCAAATTCTCTCTCAGTCAATTTCGTAAGCATCCCTTCCATGAGTTTTTAAGGTTTGCTGTGCAGCATGAATAGCACCTAGGTCATTCATTGATGGAATTAATCCATTCTTAAATCTATCCATCTGCTCTGTATATTCCTCTTCAGATACTCTAGTTAGTCCAGGAACGAATATTGCTTCTCCGTCACCTTCATCACCATAATATTTTGCTGCCTGCTTTAGTTCTGATATCTTTGTAAGGTCACCACGAACTGCTGGAATATTTAAAACATTTCCTTCGCCGTCAGTAAACCACTTACCATTTGATTTTTTATATACATAAAGGCCCCAGTTATACTTCTTTTCTATAACTTGACGACGAACATTTTTGACGATTGGTTCGCCAGTTTTTGGGTTTATAAAAGGGTTTATACCATTACTCATAACCATAAGTATACCAGATAATAGAAATTATGTACCCCCACTTAACCATATTATACGATTTTTATCTCACATACGTCCGTAGTGCAGTAAGCCTCACCAGCAGCTTCTAGGTTATCTATTCCATCATAAATAGCAGCCCAATTAATCTTTTTGATCTTACCAATATATTGATTATATTCATCTTCAGTAATTTGGGTATATGGTTGCTGTGGATATACTTGATTACCCATAGGTAAGAATGATACCGCCTTTAACTGACCCTCATACATGTGAAGGGCTGGAGCAACATGTTTAGACTCTGTTTCCTTATCAAATGAAAGGGTGACAGAAACACCATTATCTGACCAGTACTTCTGAGCAGTTGCAGCAAGTGCAATCTTTTCAAACAACGACACATCTTTTTCAGATCTTGGGTGTCCAGAGTGTACTGGGAAATATACCACAGATGTATTTGCTGATACAAGGTCTTTCTCAATCTTATACCCCGCAGCTTTAAACAAATGAAGCATTGGATCTGTTTCGCCAAAGCGAATTGCTCTCAAGAAGTAATCTCCACCTGGAGCCCAGTGAACTCCTGGGGTTGCACCAGATAGGATTGATACTGAGCCTGATGGCTTTACAGTTGTTACACGAATTGACTCACGAACACATAGCCACTCAGAATACTTATGATCGTATCTACGAATTGTATTATATCCTTCGTCCATCCACTCACGAACTGCTGGAAGCCCCTTCTTGTCTGCAAACGATGCAATACCAGTTAGAGAAGTTCCAATACGGCGATTACGTTGCATAATTCCATTTGTTTGCTGCCAATGTGTTGGCACCAAAGTTACAGTCTTTCCATATAAATAAGCAAACTTCAAGGTACGCAAGAAATCTTCTTTAGAGTCATGGCGATTTAGATGTACCTCTACAAGTGTGCACAATTCATAAGATTCTAGTGGTTGCTCAGCACATGGGTTAAATCCCATAACACGATAATCCTTATAGTCTGGAGCATCCTTTAATCTTCCATAGTTTCTTGCAACATCTAACCAAATAAATCCTGGTTCTCCATTGTTTACAATTAAATTAACATATTGATTATAGTCTGTTCCTACTGTTGCAGAAATAGAATTATTAGACATCCATGCCCATCCTGGATTTTCTGGATCATATGAATTTCTATCAGGGAATACCTCTACATTTTTTAGATTAATAAAATCTTCATCTCCAGAAGCACCTAATGCCAGAGTAGCTGAACGACGTACATTTCCAGAAACAACACATGTTCCAATTAGGTTTACTATATCTACAATAGCACGTGAATCTAGGGTTTCTCCTGCTCTACCGCCGATTACGGTGCGGATGCGGTTGTGAAGGTCAATCAACGGCTGTGGACCGCTTGCAACGCCACCAAAGCCCTTAATTGGGGCTCCTAGGGGACGGATCAAGTCATAGCTAAATTGTTGAATTGCTTGATTAGGTCTTAAATAAGAATTTAGCAGCATTCTTACTGATTCTACCCAGCCTTCACGGGTATCTGGAATTTCATAAGTAAATGCTGGCTCTGTAGGAGAATAGATTGAAAATTCTTTTTCTGCCCCAACAGTATCAAACCCAACGCCAATACCAAGCATAAGTGCATCCATTACCCATGCGAATAGTGCACCTGGATCGTTCTTGTCAAGATCTCTTGTAGATACCATTGCACAGTTTTGAAGGGAAGCTGAATTTTTCTTTTCCATGGTCATTGGTGTTCCAAATGCCCACATTCCACGTCCTGGAGGTGTCCATTTTAATTCAAACATTCTTTGAAAAGCCTCTTGTGCAGATTTTTGTGCTTTATTATCATTCCACGGTAAACGATTTTCCTTAGCGTGATTTTTTTGTACTGAATACATTCCTTCAATTACACGCTTACATACCTCATACCAGCGTTCTTTAGTTCCGTCTTCTTTTACCCTAGAGTATGTTCTAATAAATGTTATTTCTCCAAGAGAGTTGCCACCAGCATCCGAAAATCCAAACGGTGGCTCCAAATCCTTATATTTATTAACAAACTCTTCTAGCAAACGAAATGAGAATATATCTGACATTTTTAAACCCTTCAATAAAAATAATAGGAGAGCTTTGTATATTTAAAAGCTCTCCCCTATTATAGCACTAAACTTTGTTAATTTAAAAACCTTATATGTCTATTTATTGTTTATCTGATTAGCAATTTGCCTAATATGTTCCCAACCAATAGGTTGCTTTTTTAAATGTGTCACCAGAACTGTTGGATCAAAATATAAGTCAATTCCAGATCTATAGGCTTTTACACACCAAGATATATCTTCTCCTACTGAATCTATAATATCTTTGCCATCTGCTGTTTGACCAACTTTAACATATTCAAGATTAAACCATGGTCTTGAAATTTTTTCAAATACTCCACTTTTCATTGCAACAAAGCCAAATCCTAAACTTTGAATCTTTATAACTTCTGTCATTTTAATTATTTCATGTGGTGGAATTGGATATGGATTTTCCCAACCATGAACACTAGTAGTAAATCCGTCTGCTAATAAATATGCCCCACAAATTACGTCTTTATCTGAATCATATATCTTAAAGAATTGTTCTGGTGTCCATGAAATATCAGAGTCAATCCAAAAAATTTTATTATAGGTTATATCTTTTCCACCTGGAGAAGTTTGTGTTGGATCAAGATTATGATTATCTGAACCACTTGCTGTTAATTCTCTAGCATGATGAACTAAAGAAGAATAGCCATTTAATAATTTATAGCTAATTCCTTTTTTATCACATTCAGATAATGTCAATACCAAACTTTTAACATATTGAGCCTCCATTGTTGCGCCAGGAGTTGCTATTAAAACATCATAATGTTTCATAATAATATTTTAAATCTAATTTTTTAGTTATTGTTTGGGAAATTAATATTATTTTGAAGATTCAAAGATTTTTGATAATTCTCTATCTCTTCTTTGGTCGGTTTTGGTTTTCCAGGTTTTCCTGGTTCAGTTGGAGCATATGGAGCTTCTGCATTTACAACAGACTCAACAAAAAGCTTAGCCCAATCTTCTGCTTGCTCTTTACTTTCCCATGGTTGACCCGATGGCCAATGTGGTTGACGCAAAAACGGAACAGATGATCCATCTTCAAAAACCTCTACTTGGTGCGATATATTACCAATCGCATATCTTAGCTTTTTTGTCATTTTTTCTCCTAATGTTTCTACTAGTATATCATATACTTTATTTTTATAAAACTATGAATTTTGTATTCCAAAAACAGTATATGAAAATTCTTTTTTAGAAGGAACCATAAATAAAGAATCTCCTGCAGATAATGTTATTTTAGTTTTAATTATATCAGTATTATTTGCTGATAAAACATTTTCAAATCTAATTGGAAACATGCTTGCCCCATTAGATTTCTTCACATATAAAGAATATTTCATGATTTGATTATTTTGTCTAGCTATATATATAGAGGAAATAATAGACTCAGTATTTGCTGGTGATGTATACATTTCTACTGGAGGAATATTAAGTTCTTGATAAGAGACTGCCAGATCTTTTCCAGGGACTATAGTCATATCTGGTGTTATAACACCTATTTCTGTTGTCCATGTTACTGCATCAGTAGAAGTATATATATTTGATGAATTTATTCTATCCATTGCAATAAATTTATTATTTATTGAATCATATCTAAGAGATGGTATGGTCAAAGATGCAGGAAGAGTTTGACTTGTAGCATTTATCATTCCCATTCCTGGCGAACTATCAAAAAAATCATAAAATATTCTATCAGCTGTAACAAAATATACTTTATTATTAGCAACAATTGGCTCGGATGTATGAGTATATCCCGCATTGGTTACGTTGGCATAATTATAAGTATACCAGACTGTTCCGTTAAAAGACACAGCAACAGTATCATATCCTGGAGAATTAAGATTTCCATTATATGGATCTTGGGATACATCGTTAATAGATAAATAATAGCTTCCAGAATATGCTAGTTTTTGTCCTGTTGCCTCACCAGAAAAAGCGTCAGTTTGTGTCCATGTAAGTAAATCTGTAGAAACAGCATATTTTGCCATACCTATATAACTATATAAAACAAAATATTTATTATTAGCATATTGTAATGAATATACTGGTATACCCATGAGTGCAGTGTTTAGAGCATCTCCAAAGGTATTATCAATTTCCCAAGTTATGCCATCTGTAGATTTATAAAATCTGCCTGATCCAAACTGATTAGTAAATGCAATAAATTCTTGTCCATTGTGAATTAAATTAAATCCAAGATTTGAAGAGGAATCTGATGGTATTGTTGATTTTGACCATGTTATATTGTCTATCGAATATCCAATTTCTTTACTAGACCAAGCAGAAACAAATGTTTTTCCATTTACATAAATTATATCTTTAGGAAATACCATTGGATTCATCGTTGGATCTAATGATGTTAATGTTGGTCCAGTATGACTTGCCCATGTTAGACCATCATCTGTAGATAAATATACTTTAAATGGGTCTCCCCAAGTTAATGTAGGATTGATATCTATAAGATTAGCAATATTTGTATATGTTGCATCATTTAGATCATCCTGTGCTAAAATTTTATAATTTAATGTCATTGTATTTCAACTCCTGATATATTAATAGATATTGAAGAATCTGCAGATTTTATTCTAATTTGATCTCCTGCAGACAATGTTATACCGCCAATAAATTCATCGTTATCTTTTGCAGATATTGTTTTATTAAATGCAATATAATTTTTGGATAATGATAAAGGAATTTCTTGTGTTACAGTATTATATATTGTAGTACTTTTTATAGGAAATATTACTGGAAAACCAATTCCTAACCAAATTCCAGTATTAAGATTGTATTCTCCAGTATAGGTTGCTTCGTTACTCCAAGTACCGTTAGAATATCTTTGTGAAATAGATTTGCTTTTAACAATCATATTATTATCTACAGTATTAATAAATTCTATATACTCAAAATCAACAACAAAGCCATTAGATGATTTTCTTAATCCTTTAGCTTCTACAGTAACTGAATGAGATGTAACTGTTGGAGCTAAAGGATCATCATAGTATTCTGAAGTATATACTGTTGGAATATATGGGCCAGCTGTACCAACTACTGGAACTTCAGTGGTGCTCCATGTCATAAGATCAGTTGAAGAAACAATTAGTGGTGGTAATAAAACAGGAACCTGTAGATATCCATCTTGATTATAACTTTGGTTCATTGTATCTAATTTACTATTTGTTAAAACATATATAGTTCCATTATCAGAATAACTGATAGGTTTTGTAGTAGCTGCAGATGAGTTCATGCTTCTATAACTAATGCTTTCTGCGTTTTGAGTGATGCTAGAAATTGCTGTAGACGGCATTGTTGTATTAAGCCAATTAATACCATCTGTAGTATAAAGTATACCTCCAGGGGTGTAATCAAAATCAGCAAGAGCCCATAAAAAATTTCCATTATCTACAATTCGTTCAACTTCAATATTAGAAATTGAAGTTGGAATCTGATTTAATGTCCAAGTTTGAAAATTTGAAGAATAATATGTATCGCTTGCGTTTTTAAGAAATGTATATTTTCCATTAATATATCCGATTGGTGATTTAGAATCTGAAGAAGTGAATTCAGTTGGTTCCCATGTTATACCGTCTGTAGATTGAGTAGCTCCACTGTCGCCATTTGTAGGAATAGTAACAAATCTTCCATTTACATAATTTGGAAGCTTCCATGGTCCAAAATTAGAAATAGTTGAAGGCATTGTAAGCTGTGTCCAAGTTGTAAAATCAGTAGAATAGTAATACAGATATCCATTAATATTAGAATCATATTTTATTGCAAACCATTTATCATGAACAAAACTCATCCCTGCATTTTGTAATCCCTCAAAACCAGAACCAGTTATTGTATTTATAGTCCATGTGACATTGTCTGTTGAATAACCATATTTATCCCATGATCCAGATATCCAAGTATATTTTTCCGTTGTTCCAACTGGAACTTGATATTCGAAATCATCTACTGCTAATGCCACATCTGCCTGTGGAACTACTGATAGATTATATGTTTTACTTGTATTTGCAATATTAACAATATCTATTGATGAAACTGATACCTTTGTATTTTGTGGTACTTCATAAACAATAGACTCTATAGGAGTTAAATTATCATCTGCTAACTCTCCTGCTAGTGCTTGTCCTAATATTTTATATGACTCTGCCATTTTATTATCCTATCATTGCAAATGAGTGAATTGATTCTGTACCGCCACCTGAAACTGTTGCCCAAGAAGCTGATGTTCCATCAGTTGTTAGATATTTGCCAGCATTATTTAATTGTGATGGCAATGTATCTATTGTAGTACTGGATCCAAGAGAAACTGCAGATCCATTAATAGTAATTGATGAATTTGTAAGTTTGTCATTGCTAATTGATCCTGCAAGCATTGCATTTGTAACAGTGCTATTTGGAAGAATTACTGTACCTGTAAATGTTGGTGAAG